AGACGTGTACCGAGATGCGCCGAGCTTTGCTGTAGTCTGTTGTCCCCTTACTCCTTACTCATGGATCCGGCTTGATCAAGAGTCAAGGGTCAACAGTCAACAACCGTCAGCCACAGCTAGTGTGTGTTGTTGTAGGATGCCTTCAATGAATCAAGGTATTGGGCTATGTCGTCATCACTCATGGTGTCAAGGTTTGTTGTCTTGATCTCTTTCTTATCAACAAGGTACCCTAACATTTGTGCCTTGAGCCTGGCAGCTTGAACCGCTGCACCTATTTGCCCTCTGTCTCTAGCTTCTTGGATCATGGAGTCAATAGATTCGATCTCCTTGTCCATAGTGTGAATGGTTTGTTGATGTTGAAGTGAGCGTAATCGATCAAGGGCCTTTCTAATTTTATCCTTCTTTAGTAGGCGGGTAGCTTGAACGTGCGCTGCAGATTGAGCATAGCCGGCTTCTAAAGCCGCTTGTTTCTTACCTAAACCTTGAAAGATATATTCGACAAACTTCTTTTCCTTGTCGGATAAAATCTTACTTTCGGCACTAGTAAAATCAATAATATTATCTGGTCCTTTATCCATAGAATTATCTATAAACTAAAAGGCCAGATAAGTAAATACTAGGTTTTAATCTTCTTTTGGTAAGGGTGAATGAAATTCACCTTTCGTTTCTGTTAATGTTATTTCTACTTCCTTGATAAGATAATCATGCGTGGTTTCGTCCCTCTTTTCGAATACGTGTTCTTCTGCTTCTTTTTTAGTGGCGAACAAAATATAGTGAGATATCTTGTGAGTTTCTTTACGCCATCTAACAAATCCATTTGAGTCATATCCTTTTAAATGCATGAAGGGTTCATACCAAGCTACTGTAGGAATAGAATGATGTAGATGCCATTTATCTTCAAATTCATCTTTTGTAATATGTTTAAAAGTATTATCTGTTGCGTTTTCAAATACTGCGTATGCTTTCATTGTTAACCTTTCTTCTTTAAGTTTCTTTATTATAAAATTTTAAAAAGCATTTTTAAACATTTACTTTAATCACCAGTTCTATTTTCGCCAGTGTAGTGTTCTCTTGCTCTTTCCTCACCATCTGAAAAACCTCTTCTGTAATCTTCAGATTCAGGCTCTTCATAGACCTCACCATCTTTTATATACTTCTTGTCTCCTAGTTTTCTGCGTCTTGCTTTTAATGCTTCAAACTGCAAGCTGTTATATTTTCCCTTCTGCTCTTCAGTCATATCACCCCACATAGTATCCATTTCATTTAGTGAATGTTTGAAAGGGTAATTATGGCAAAAGCCAGGAAGTTCGTTTATGTCGTCTAGGCCATCGCAACATTCCCATGATTCAACTAAACTCTGTAATCTCGAAATAGCAAGATTAACTTCGTCCATCTGTTTATATATCAATAAAGTATAAGCCTTTTTAAAAGCCCTATCTTGTAGTTTGCTACCAGATTTAAAATGTCGAATAGTATCAATAAGGTCATTCTCTAAGTTTTGATATTCGTCATGCATTTCTTTCTTTCTCCTTTTGTTTATTATAAAGTATTTAACTACCTAATGAAACATCTTTAAATTCTTTCATGTAGTATCTGTCTTTCCATAATCTGCTACCATCGAGTGCTGGACATATAGTTTCTAGCATATCATAAAATTCTCTTTTACCATCTTCGAAAGTCTTGCAAGGTATTTCTACAGAAATATTATAAAACCTAGTTTGATCGTTAACAGTAGTAGGTTCATACGGTATCTGTGCTCTACATTTAAGTATCATGTTGAGTTCTCCTTAATGTTTCTCTTTCTTCTTGTTCTACTTTATGCTTATGTTTCCAATAAGTCGGTAAGAAGTAGTTTAAGAAAAACCATGTGCTAGTTCTACTAGGGTGTAGAACTCCACTAATATGTAGCATATTCCATAAGTCGGCAACTTCCTTAGACATTAGACCTTTGCCTATAGATAAGGAAGTTACTGGTGAGTTAGCAAATTTTTCCCATTTGCTATCGGGTTTAACATTCTTCTTTTTCATAATATTTATTATAAAGTAAGAATTAACAGAAAGAACCCTTATTTACTTTTGTGAGCATCTATTATTTTCATAATGTCACTAATATTGTTTTTAATTATGTCTGTGATATTGTCGTCTAGGTATTCACTAATCTTGTCTTCAACAATAGTTTCAATATCTGCGTTGTTGATTTCTTCCTCAACCTTTTCACATACCATATCGTTGATGAGATCTTCTACTGTGTTGGCCATAATATTCTCCTTTCGCCTAGGCGGTGGGAAATGTCAATCCTGATCGGACTCGTTATCATTTCCCTTATAGGTACCGCCCTTACCTGTCTCCGGTACAGCTAGTTGTTGACTTATAAACATTTCACTGTGTACAACAGTTACGTGCCGTTTAGTCAACTAAAGAGCCTAGCCGACCCTAAGGTCCTTTACGTTGCGTTTTAGTCGTTTTATACTTGGTACGAACCAAAGTCCTATTGAAAGGCTTACACCAAGTCATAGCGCCGCTATTGAATACAGTTAGTGTCCGGTAGCTACCCAGAATAACTGTATTCGATAGCATTTAAACAAGGGCCGGAATACGACCCTTGTCAGAAAAAGAAAATAAGTAATAAATTATATTATTATTAATAATAACAAAAGAAACCTTTACTTTAAAGTAAATGTCGCTTTAGGGGTCTTGCTAGCCATACCCTCTTTATCTCTATCTTCTGTAGCAATAAAACCTCTCTCCCTATCCCAATCGATGTCGATAGTTCTACCGCCAGATGCTAAGAAATCTCTAATGGTAATACCATTCTTGTAGATCTCAAACATCTTATAACCCTTAGAGCCTTCTCTCTTTGGGTTCTTTTCAACACATAATTGAATACGAGCATCTCTGTCGTATTTATATGTTCCTTGTTTTTCTCTAGGAGTAGGTACAACCTTACTCTTAGCTTTAACACCTTTAGCTTTTACTGCCTTAGGAGTTTTAGATTTACCCTTGTGGGTACTTGTAGATAAAGCCATTTGCTTTCTCCTTTCTAATTGTTATAATATTATAATAAAAAACAGCCGTAGTAAACCGATATATTAATTTAAATGTAGGAATACAATAGCACTTGCTATTATTATTAACAATGTCGTTAAGTCCATATAAACCCCTTTCTATACTATATAGAGGCCTTTTTATATTAATACAATATATCATTTGGCCTCAGAATGGCCTCCGTGTGGATTGCCTGGATTGCCTCTAGATTTCATACTAATCCCGTTACTATTATTAGTATACAATAATAATAGAGTATTTGGATTAGGGATTGCCATTTCGTAAATTATTTTTAATGATTTACTCAATTGCTTTTTTAATCCCTAGTATATGCGGGTCTTACGACATACTCATCTGCTAATACTAACACTAAGCCTCGTAATTGACTAGCTGTTAAAAAGTCTAGCATTGCCGCTTCTTTTACCAATGACATCTCTTCATGGGTAAGTCGATAATCATCTACCACATTTAATTTATCAAATATGTTAGTTATTTTATCTTGTAGTTCACTTGGATTTATCATATAATCCCTCCTTTTCTTGTCTTTCTAAGATTAATTTATGTAGTTTCTTGTATAGTCTTTGTTTATACCGTCTATCTGTAACTAAACTAACACTACTGAACCACAATGAAGAACTTAATTCCTGTAGTTCTTTCGTGCTAAATCTAGTTAACAATTCTCCTTTCTGTTTATTTTTAAACTTGTATTTACGTTTAGGTCTATCAACCTCTTCAAACTTATCTAGATGTTCAGTTACATATTTAGATACCGTAGAATATCTACGATTGAGTGTAGCAAATCTTTTATGGTTTATTACCCCTCGTCTTTCTATGCCATCTACATCTACATAGTTTAATATTTGCCTAGTTAGTTGATGCCTGAGCCTTAACTCTAGCCTAAATAGTCTAGGAGGTAGGCTATATATACTCATATGACCTTTAGTCATGTCTGCGATTCTATCTCCATGTCATGACACGCTGTCTCTACAGCCCACCAAGCTAACATGTTTTTAAATTGAGTTTCCGACCAGACATTATCTACTTTATTAAAATGGCTAATCATGCTAATAATACTATCAGCGCCACAACTTAACGTGCTTTCTTCTAACATACACCATATATCTTTACTAAAATGGTCGTAGAACTTAACAGTATCTCTGTAGTATATTAACTCACTTACAATACCACCTTCCATACCATGCTTAATTACTTCTGCGATTTGCTCTTTCGGTAAATTAACCCGAACCCATTGAGCAACGCTATCGTATTTATGTAGATCGTTTACACCTTCAATTGATCCCTCTGTCATCTTTGACTTCAACCTCCTTCTCAATTAAAATCTTGCTCATAATTGAATTAAGACATTTTCTTAAAGTTGCTATCTCAGTACACATATTAACATGAGCACGAAAGATACCCTCTAATTGGCTCTCTATCGAATCTGTGCTAATACTTTCTACACGATGTATAGTTTTAACTTTCTGCTGCATTATCTTTCTCCTTTAATTTATTATAAAGAAATTCTTTACCATTAGGAACCGATTTCTTCATATAGTCTTGGACAATATGGTTTAAGATTAAGTTCTTTGTAATCTTTCCTACTATCCCTTCTTTTTCCGCACGGCGCTGCCAGTGATATTGAATTTTCTCCATGCAAGCACTCGTGATGTCATTGAGGTAATATACCTTCTTGTTTCTCATATAGCCACGCATATAACTGGCCATATAGTCTTTATCATTTGTTGCCATTTAACACTCCGTATAATTCCTCAAGGATCTCAAATCCTTGATAGTCGTAATGAGCCATGAGATCGTTAAACCTCTTAATGATAACTTCATCTTTGATATCATCAAGCCACTCTCGAACAGCTTCTTTATCACCCCATTTCGTATCTTCGTAACAACGAAAATAATAGTAATCTTCAGCCTGAGAATAACCGACAACAACTTCGTCATCGAACATTAATAGGTCTAAATTATCTGGCCTATCACTATGAATGACACGGCTCAAGTAATCTCGAACCGTATCTAAAGCTTTGTATTGGCCGTTCATAAACGATAGCCCTCTAATATAACAGCAGGACCTACGATAATGTCTTCTAACTCGTGATCTTTGGCTTTATATTTCCATTTATAAAAGTCGTGCCATAACTTAGTGGCAAGTGGATTCTTAGGGAAGTTGTAAAGCTTACCCTCTTCGTTAATAACAATAGAACAAGATCTATCGTTTAGTCGGCCAGGTAATACTTGAATATAACCACCGACATGGCTTTGTAGTTCCTTAAGATCAGGCTTCTTTTCGCCGATAGACTTAGGAAGTTGCTCGTCTGTAGACTGAACAACATAGACTGCTTTTTTAGTCATGTACTTTCTCCTTTTTCTTTATAATAAAAAATTTTTAAAACAAGTAAAACAATAATCTTTTACAAGTAATCTTCAATGATAGTTGTTTGTACACAGTGAAAATTTAACTCTACATAATCCCCTAAATCACTTAGTTCGCCTTGCACTGTAGCATAGAACTGTTGACAGTCTTCTACTGTAGGGTGAATAATTGATGAAGCCATGCGAACACAGCTCTGATCAACACCTTGTCCTAAACATACCCAACCAACTAGAAACCATTTTAACATTAGTGAAGTGTAATACTATCTCCTGTATCGAATATAGGAAGAGCATTGAGATCAACATTCCTCATATACAACTCAGCATGAGTTCCTTCATCGTCAAGGAGAAACGTAACATACTTTACGTCTTCTCTGTTAACTACATCTTGTACTTCTTTTACAGGGAAGTTCATATCTGAGTCAAGACTTTTGAAACAAGATTTATCGTAGCCGTGATTATGATGCTGCAAGGACCAAGAGTTAAGTACCTCTAATAAAGATCGATGTGCATATTTAATTTTCATTTTCATAAGTGTTCCTTTCGTAATCTATATTATAAATTCTAATTGAAACAGTATAAACAGTTAGTGAAGCGTCAATGGAGTTTGATAACCTGTCGTTGTAAGATTAGAAACATCGGGTTTTACTAATATGTTTTTAACGTTATCGGGCCCTAGTTTTTCTTCCATGCGTTGAACGATACGACCTATATTACTGTATTCAAGGTCGTCATATTCTTGAAACTCAATGCTTTTTAACTCTGCGTCTTTGACATAGTAAAGCTTTACTAGGTAGGGATAAACTAATCTCATTTTGGTTTTTTCAGGTATCTAATATCGAGTTGCCACGATTTAGGAATAACTGTGATGCGACTACCGAACTCACCCGTTTCATCGCCAACAAGCACAATTTTTTCGTCATCTTCCTTAAACAGATAACCTACGCTTGTACACTTTGCTAACACTGCTTTCTTCTCAATGTCGTCCCATTCATGCCACCCGGTTCCTAATGCATCGAAAGCATCTAGCCAGGTAACATGAACGAGATCACATTGTTTTAAATCGAAGTTTTTATAGTTGTTAGCCATTCCCTATCATGTAACCACTACCTCTACTTCCTACTTGTGTATTTAAAGATACTCTACCACCTGCTTCTCTTCCTCTACCATAAGCTGTTCCGTTAGTAATAGAACGCCTTGATCTTGCAGTTGAAAGATGTATTCCTTTACTTTTTAAATGGTCTTGGCATAAAGCTAACTCTGATTTATAAAGAGCAGGAAGATTATGTTTCGTACCTTCGATCTGATAATCACCTGGATCTTGTCTCTCTATTTCTCTGTATTTTTCGTTAACCCTAGCTTGTACTTTAGAAGCGCAACCTAACTCAAAGTTTCTACGGATACCATTTAGTTCTCTCTTATTACCTGGTATCGGTAAGATGTGATCTTCTCCTAATTTCTTAATTGTCTTAATAAGATAAGAAGACATCGACTTTGCGACTTCAATATTATGAGGTCGACCAACGTAGTTGTGTTCAGTAGCTTTCTTGTAGTTTTTATCTAGAACTCCTGTTGAGTAGTAATACTTACAGAAGTACAAACGAGCAGTAGCAGTTCGTATTCCGATCTGCCAGTTTTCTCTTACGACTTCTGTAAAAGCTTCGTCAGTAATATCTTCTTGTTGAATAGTACCCTTAACGTCTTCAGCACTAAGATTATACTCAGCAAGATATTCCTGCGCTTTCTCAAAAGCCATTTGAGCCTCACTCTCAGAAGCACCGGCATCTTGTGCCATCGCAAGTAACTTTGCGATCTTCTTTTTGATAGATTCTAAATCTGCCATTTGGTTCTCCTTTCTTTATCTTAAATTTATTATATACGAATTAAAGTTTTTTGTCGCAATTATCTCTAAATTATGTACAATAAAGTCTTCTTTTTTTCATATGTCCTCCTGATTATATGAGAGTAGAACACTCATGGCCCTCTTCCGAGAGGGCCTTCTTTATTGATTTCCAATCAGATGCGATAGATAACTCCTTTAAATCTGTATAAATTACGCCTGAAATTAGCTTTTCAGCCATTTCTGGCCGGTATAAATAGATTTCCCTGCTAACTTTAGCTAAAATAAATACACGCCCTTTAAATCGAGAAAATGATCGATGCCAAGCTACTTGTTCTATCGATATCTTTAACCTTACTTTAGATGTTTCTTTAACTGGTTTGTCAGCATATTTACCTTCTATCCAACCGGAAACGCCAGTGGGGGAACAGTAAAATAAATCTGGTATTCCTCGCTCAATGGCAGTTTCAATACGCTGTAAAAAGAAATCGTCAAGATGCTTACGAGCAAGATTCCATAGGTTAGCTTCACTCAATATTACCCCAATTGTTCCCTGACTCAACGTCAACCTGAAGTGGTAAATCTAAGTCAACACAGTTTCTCATTTCATGCACGATCTCTTTTAACATCTTATCGCCTTCACTGGTTTGTGGAACAGAAAAATCTAACTCATCATGAACAGTAACTAAAGGCGTCAACAAGCCAGCTTTATATATCTTTAACATAGCAGCTTTAGTAACGTCAGCCGCACTTCCTTGTATTAATGAGTTCAATGCTTTATGAGTATAAGCACGTCTAATAGGCTTTCCTTTATAAACTTCTTTTGCTTTCTTAAGTGGATGACCCATGCTTCCGAAGTCATTAGCATTTTCCCATAAGTCGAAGTGCCTTTTACGGCCTAGTAAAGTTTTTACATAACCGTTTTTAGATGCGTAGTTTAACATTCTATCGTAAAGACCCCTTACGAAAGGAACACGAGTATGATACTTACGAAACAGTTTCTCTGCTTCATCAGTTTCTAATCCTAATTGATTTGCTAATTTCTTTTTACCCATACCATAGAATAACCCTAAGTTAATCGTCTTAGCTTGTTTTCTTTTTATTCCTGCCATAGAAGCTACCATCGTATGAAAGTCAGTTGTTTCATCATTCTTATATGCTGATAAAGCAGTAATGCTCTCTGGTAATTTTAATCGTGAAGCAAAGTGAACTAGAAGTCTAGGCTCTTGCTGTGCGTAGTCAATACAGTACCACCTTTCATCTTTCTCAGGTAAAAATAAACCTCTAATTAATTTAGACAGTTCTTCATCACGAGCAGGAACTTGTTGAAGATTAGGGTTACTAGAACTAAATCTTCCTGTAACTGCTCCTCTCGCATTGAACTGGCAGTGAACTCTTCCGTCAACATGTTTTTCTAAAATCATACCATGAATAAAACTATTGCGCAACTTATTTAACTTCCTAACCTTTAACACTAAACTAGATAATTCATCTTCAGCAAAGTCAAGAAAGTTTTGAGTAAAGCTAGGTTTACCAGTAGGAGTTCTACCATAAGGAATGCTACAGTTATCGTAGGCTCTACCTAAACTTTCATTAGCCCATACGTTACAGTCTATACCAGATTTTTTATTTAAAAGATCTTGCGCCTCATGTTCTTGTCTTTCTAATCTCTTAGATACTTGTTCAGCATTATCTAAGTCAACATTAACTCCTTTTACTCTCATGTTTAATAATGAAGGAGTTAGGTCTGTTTCTAAGTTAACAATCTTTTTTAAGTCTTGCTTTTCTATTTCTTTCCATTGTTTAGTTAATATCTTCACAGGAAGAATAGCATCTTGCTCAGCATAAGGTCCTACATAACTACTATGAAGACGCCATAAGTTTCCTTTAACATCTTTCTTTCCTAAGATAGATCTAACAGCGTCAACTAATAAAGCTTCATCTTTACCCTCACCAACATATTTAAGACCTAATGCTTTTAGAGAATAGTCTTTTTGATTTTCATCAATAAGATGTTCTAATAGTTGAACGTCATAACACTTACCATTTACTTTTATTCCTAAACTATGTAACCACTCTAAATCGTAGAGTGCGTTAGCAAATACCTTAGGAGTATCTGAACTAAGTAACTCTGTTAAATAATTAATAACTAAAGGTTTAGGAAGATTACCACCGTCTTGATGTGCGATAGGAAGATAATAACCTTTACCATTATCTCCTGCAATACTAATACCAGCAACGTGTCCGTCTTTCCTGATGCTTCCAGGTCCATGCTTTTTTAAACCAGGATCGAATGTCTCTAAGTCAACACCAAGAATCTTCGTAGAAGAAAGATCAGGAAGTATAGTAGGAGGTCGCCAATCGCTAGTGGGACTGAATAGATCCGTCATCGAATCTTACCCACTTTCTATCGTGTCGTTCCCACAATATTCTTGAGTTCTGATCTATATAATCTTCATCATAGACTATTGTCTTACAACTAGTGTTTAATAATAATTTAGTGCACGTCATACAAGGAGATACTGTAACGTAACAAGTATCTATTTCATACACATTTGTGCATTGAAGCAATGCGTTTTGCTCAGCATGAATAGCTTCGCATAAATCTAAATCATGACCAGTAGGTGCTTTTGCTCCTACGCAGGGTATATCTAAACAGTGAGGTTGTCCTGAGGCCACTCCGTTATAGCCAGTAGCAAGAACATGTTTTCTTTCATTTATTAAGACTGCTCCTACTTGCCTTCTCATGCACGTGCTTCTTTGAGATACAAGTCGGCACATGTCCATAAAGTATTCGTCTTTATTAGGTCTTAGTAAGGAACTCATCTGTGTTATCTTTATAATCGTTTAAACAATTCTTTAGATCAATAAAACTAAAATATCTTTGAGGTCTAATAACTTCATAAGTCCTGCCGTATTTAGTAGAGTCAATAACATCTAATGCTTGTTCAAAGTTTTCCTTATAAAGATGTCTACTACCAGCAAAGATAGTTAAGAATCCTAAATCGTATGTTATACCATATATTTCTTTCATTAATAAACATACAGATAAGCCTATCATGCTGAAGTTAAAGTTATCGTAAGGCCACCCTAGCCATGCATCGTTACTTCTCATAGAAGCAAGTACATGAAGTACATTACTTCTAACTATGAATTGTAAAGATAAAGTACAAGGTATGTCTTTAGATACAGGAGGTTTTTCTCTCCATATATTTATTACAGCTTGTCGTGTATTCTTATCTTCTCGTAGAGATTTACAAACGTAAGGTAACTGATCAACGATCTTAGGGCCATAAGCACCGAAATAAAAATAATTATCGTCACTAAATCTTTTAATTACTTTTGAATAAGGTTCAATAGTAGATACACGATTATCTCCTGTTAATATCCAATGTGCTTCAGCGAACATAAACTTATAACCTAGATCTCTTTCTGGTATAGTAACGATAGGTGATTTCATATCGCAAGTAGTAGTATGACCTAAAACTTCTTTAGTATGCATACCACGAGGGTCTACACCAACCCCTTCTTTCATTATGTGTTCTAGTAAATTTCTATACACTTCATTAGCATGATTCATAGGCATTGCTTTCTTCCTTTCTATGGTCTTAATCTATCTATTATTTTATCTAAAATATCTTTATCAGTAAACCGATCGTATCTTATGAAGTCATCTCTTTTATTTAATGGTTGTATTTTTTTTAAATAATTATCTGGCCCTTCATAAGTGCCGTACCAATGATCGTAATATCTTTTAACAACATTAGTTATATCGTGATACTCTTCGTGTCTTTCTTCTCTTCTAATTTTATGTTCTTCAATCAACCTTTGATAATCTTCTGGTATAGCCCATATGTATAAAGTATTATTGCTTTTTAACCAGTCAACTATAAGTGTAGGGTCATAACTAGGACCAGATGCTCTTTCATATGAATAGATTTGTTCACTAGGCCAGTGTCTATCTAATATAACTGTGTAATCTTTAGATAATCTAATTGCTCTCCTAGCAGTAGCACAATGCCAAGTTTGCATTTTCTTGTGAACTCTAAGGTGCATGTAACGAGTTTTAAATAACCAATGATCTCTAAGTTTATTTATTAATGTAGTTTTACCAGCACCGTCTGGTCCTTCTACCACTAATATACCATTCATAATAAATCTATTATAAAGTTTTTTATTTCATCTTTAGACCAGAATACGTCTTCGTAATCAAGTAATTGTTTATCTCTATAGTCTTTTAGTTCACTATCACTCATCAACTCTATTGCTTTTCTAGATTTAACTCTGTCTTCAAAAAATATAGAAAGCTCAGTAGGATCTCCTACTGTAATACAATTAGCATCTCTAATCATTCCATAACGAACTCTCCACCAACCACTTTTCTTTAAGGTATGGTAATGAGGAGGCACTAATACTCCCCATGATTCTAAATATATTTTGTATAACTCAGGTTCACTAATTCTAGTTTGACCTAAATTTTTATTACCATAAGCTTCTACTTTCCAATCACCATGAGTTCTTTCTAACCAACCTGGCTTTTGAATAAGAGAAGCATATATCCATTTCTTTTCTTTGTTCTTAACTTCTACTTGTTCATCAATACTAAATAAATCTGTAGGGGTTTCCTTATAGGAATCACATATAGGAGTAGGATCCCATGATATTAATTCTTTGGCTTTTATTCCTAAAGCTTCTATGTTACCAGATCTATACACTGGCGCAAGACATCTATACGGCCATTCTTCAAATCCTAATACAGTACATAAATCGTTTAATTCTTGTTTATAATCAAGTGCTTGATTATAATATCTCTTTTTCATAGGCGCACCAGATTGAGTATGTGTTTTCCATAAACGCCAATGTTTTTCTCTAGCAAACGTAGCAAACCCAGAGGGCACGTCTTTAGTCTGCCAATCGTCAAGACAACAAATAGCATCTGGTCTTTTAGCTAATGTATACATAGCACCGTAAGTATAAGCACTTGGTAAACTATTTGGTGGAAACATAAATACGAATACATGATCGTATTCAGATACATTATCACCTGGTATAACTGGTCTTTGAACTACTTCGTGTCCTACCATTTTTAATGCTTTAGGAAGAAGATTTGCACTCGTAGCTATATTTAATTTATTATCGCCACTTCCTATTCCTTTAGCAGTAAAACCTGTAATTAAGACTTTTGCCATCTTTTAATAATTCCCTTTATATCTGGTTTCTTCCAACCTTCAGGTTTAACAACATCGTTCTCAGATCTCTCGCTAGGCTCTCTAATCTTTTCCATGTTAGATCTTTGAACTTCTTTCCACGCTTCCTCAAAAGGTAAACCCATCAACCATGCTGTTCCCATAGCAACGTAACATATATCTATTAAGGCGTCAAGTATTTCTACATCATCTTTATTATCTAACGCATCAGTTAGTTCAGCGATCTCTTCCATAAGAAAGTCAACACGCCAATTACTGAAGTTATAGTCCATTGAATCTATTCCTTTGCCTTGTTTAAATTTAAATTTTTTATGAAAATCTTTTATGTCTTTATATTGGCTCATACAAATAAATCTTCCATTTTAGGAGGTTTAGTATAATCAATAACTTGTAGTTGCTCTTTAGCTTCTTCATTAGAAGATATAGAATTTTTTACTACCCTTCCTATAAACTCACCTACAGGTGGCATAACCCCTCTAGCAATTAATGATCCTATACCAGTCGGAGAGCCTGCCCATTGGTAATCTTGAGGATAACCTGCGAAATGTGCTAACTCTTTATGCCCTAATAATCGATGTTCAGTAGGGTGAATATAGAACCCACCAGCTATTACTCCTGCAGGTTTATTTGCTCGTAATCTCCATTTCATAAATTGAGGTCTACCTTTTACACCTCTTCTCCCTTTTTCAGATCTTACCCAAGTTTCAGGTGGATTTAATTTTTCCCATACAGTTCTTAACTGTTCTCCTTGACCGCATTGAGGCACTAACTCAGCTTCAGTTTTAGTGAATGAATTACAGTATCCAGGTTCTGGTACTTCTCCTAAAACTTCTTGTATAGTAGGTGCTGGATTCCAATTCAATCTAGGAAAAGCAAGACCTCCTTTATGCGCCATAAAAAAGAATCTTCTACGACTATGATTTAAATTAGTGTACTGACCGTCAAGTAAGAAATGAGTAACATTATATCCTAAGTTTATAGCTTTATTAGTAAAGTCGTCAATCATAGGACGACCTCCTGTTTTAGCATATACTCTAGGAACAGATTCAATCGCTAAAGCTTTAGGCTGAAGTTTTTCTAGGAGTGAGAATACATCTGACCAAGCTTCAATGCGAGGGTCATCTCTCCAATCTAAATCTTTACGACCTCCTGTCCCTAGAGTAGACCAAGGAGCACACGGAGGATTACCATAAACGAAATCAACTTTACCTTCGAAGTCTTTTATCGGCCAATTAGGAGGTCCAGAAAACACTGGTATTTTAGGTCGATTTAAACTGAACGTATCAGCGCCATAAGCACCTTCGCCTTCAAAATGAGCAAGAACATTGAAGTGTTGTTCAACCCCTAAAGTAAATCCGCCAGCAAAAATATAGCTTCCTACTGCGTTCATAGTAATGCTCCTTTCTAAAATCTATAATAATAAAATATTCAAAAGTTAAAACAAAGATTTTTCTAAAGTTTTTTGCGCCATGTAAAAATACCATGTTTCAGAGTATTGTTCTCCGTTTTTCTTTTGTAACATTAAATCAATAGTTTCAAAGTTTTGAATTTTAAATCCAGATCTTATTAATAAACTAGCCCACATTTCTTTAGGTAATATAGAGTAGTGATTTTGTTTATGTTCTTGTATTGCAGGTTGTTCTGGTGCTGGCATTTCTAAATATAAATAACCATCTTTTTTCATAATTCTGTTAAACTCTAATAAAGTTAAGTAAGGAAACGGGCTATGTTCTATACAGTGTCTACACCATATATGATCAACATAATGTTTATCTAATCCTGTAAAAGTTATATCTGTTTCCCTAAAAGGTGTTTTTGTTTCAATTAAATTATCTATGTCTTTTTTAGCTTTAGTAATTCCTAACGTATTGTGATAACCTTTTTGCGCAAGATATTGTTGAAATAAACCAAAACCACAACCTACATCAAGTATTTTATCTTCTTTTGATATAGAAAATCTTTCTAAAAATACTTCAGCTTGTTTTCTTACAATGCTATCATGCATGTTAGAATAAGGTTCTTCATAAATCTCAGAGTCAATATGATTTAAAAATAGATCTAATATTTCTTTTCTTGTTTTCATATTGGATAATTATATAAACCTTGTGGATTTACTATATATAGATTATTCTTTGTTCGAGTAATTCCTACATAAAAAACACGATGTTCATCATCAGATTCATTAATTATGTTTTTCCATGTAGCATAAGATACATCTGTTAATAACATTACATTCTCAGCTTCAGCACCTTTACTTCCGTGTATAGTGCTTAGTCTAATTCTAGGCTCATTGTAATATAAATCACCAGTTCTTTCTAAAGCTTGATAATAATACTTATCATCTTCAGGTATTAATCCTAATACATCTTCCCATTTACCTTCAGCTAATAAGCCATGATTTGCTTTTAAATCAACATAGCTATAAGTTTTTTGTTGATCTAAAGTATTACCATTTTTAAATCCTCTTCTAATACTTTCTCCTGTTCTCATACAACTATATAATTTCATAATAGAATCATAAGGTATTTCTTTTCCCTCGCATAAATCTAGCCACGCTCTAATCGCAATAACATGTTTATTAGCTTTAAAACCACCAAACTTTCTTTCAAATACATAACCCTTTTGCTTTAAATATTTTTCTATCGGATATAGTTGATAATTATTTCTAGCTAATATTAACCAGTTTCCCTCTGACATATCAGCATACTCATAAGATTCAATATAATTTACTGATCCCTGTTCCTCGGTACTAGACCAGTCTTTATCGTATCTTTGCATAATTCTTTTAGTAACTTGATTCGCTAAATCAAAGACACGTTTCTTTAATCTATAACTAAAAGGCAGTATTCTAATTTCTCCGTCAAGATTAAGAAAAGTAGAAACATCTGCTCCTGCCCACTTATAAATAGCTTGATCGTCATCTCCTGCTATGTAAATGGTTTTTACAGATTTAGATAATTTATCAATAACTTTCCATTGTAATCTAGTTAAGTCTTGTGCTTCATCAACAAATAAAACATCTATATCAGGAGTAAATTCAGAATCTAAAAAATAACTTAACATATCAGTGAAGTCAAGAAGATTTCTTTTCATCTTAAAGTCAACAAGTGTATCTGAGAATAGTTTCTGTTCTTCCCATAAATAATCACATTTTAATTCTCTCCATGTATCTTTAAGAGGGCACATTTTGGCCCGTGCTAACTGATCGCAAAATAACATACGATCTCCTAAACTAGCACCACTACTAACTATTTGTTCTTCGTCAACATCTCCTGTCATATCTATTCTTAATATCTTTTTAAATTCTGTAATATGTAAACCTTTAAATATTCTTTCACTATTTAATCCTAGAGATCTAAAACATAAACTATGAAGTGTTCTAAAGTTATCTAGTTGATCTTTATCTATTTCTTTAAATTTAGATAGTGTTCTATCTCTAGCTTCTTTTATCGCTCTGCGAGTAAAAGACACAAATCCTATTCTTTCAGGTAGTATGCCGCCTTCTATTTCTTCCTCTAATATATTTAAAAGTGTAGTGGTTTTACCAGTGCCAGGAGGTCCTAGTATAATCTTAGTCTTGTCTTTCGAGAGCATTTCTAAAAAAATCTATTGTACTATCTAATCCACTCTCTAATGAAACTTTCGGAGACCAATCTAATAATTTTTTTATTTTATTAATATTAGGTCTTCTATGCATAGGATCGTCAGGTGTGGGGTTATCACTTTCCCAACCAGGTGCGTTAGTTTTATCTGCTATTATCTCTGCCATTTCAACTATTGTATATTGATCTGGATTTCCTACATTAAATATTTCTTTATAGTCGCTTTCACAAATTTTAATTAAACCTTCTATTGTATCATCAACATAGCAGAATGATCTAGATTGAAAACCATTTCCATACATGATAAGATTTTCGCCTTTTAATCCTCTAGTAATAAAATTAGATATAACTCTACCATCGTTTATAGCCATATAAGGGCCATATGTATTAAAGATTCTAGCTATTCCAATATTAGATTTTAATTTATTAATTGATTCATAAATTAAAGCTTCAGCAACTCTTTTACCTTCATCATAACAAGCACGAGGTCCGAAAGAATTTACGTTTCCCCAATAAGTTTCTACTTGTTCTGGTAATTGAGGATCTCCATAAACTTCACTTGTTGAAGTATGAAGTACACGAACATTACCTTGCTCTAAAGCATATTGTACAATGTTTCTTACTCCTGTATAACAAGCTTCTAAAGTTTGAAAAGCATGAGTTTTATAATGATCTGGTGAAGCAGGACATGCTAGATTATAAATGTAATTTATACCCTTCTTATTATGATCTTTTAAAAACATGGAAAGATCTGTCTTTACAATATCTTCTTCATAAAAATAATAATTTTCATGTTCAAATACATTATATTGACTTCCTGTAAGAAAGTTATCTATTCCTATTACTACATAACCTTTATTCAAAAGATTTTCACATAAGTTCCTACCTAAAAATCCTGCTGCCCCTGTTACTACAACTGTTTTCATTTTTCTGCCATTCTCCTTATTATATTCATCTGTTTTTCAGATATCATTACTTTTTCTTTATACTTTTCAATTCTTTCTTCTTGATCTGAAAGAAAGTTTGATTCCCAATCGCTGATATTATCTCTATTTATTTTTTCAATTAAACCTATTAATTCATCATACTCATTAGAATTCATAATTTTAATTAATTTTTTAGGTATGTCTCTAGGCGGTTTAAGCTCAATATCTTTATTAACTAAATGAAAGTAAATAATTCTACAAACCTGAACGTCTGCTAAAGCATCATGCCAATCGAAATAAGATATATTAAAAAAATGTTTGTAAGTTTCTTCTAACTTAGGAAATTTATAATCATCAAAATCACTTTCTAACTTTATAATGTCTTTTGTACTCATCATAGTACAATGTAAATTTTTAGGTTGTCTAAAAGATTTTTTTAAATAACTAAAATCTCTAGCAATAATTTGTAGATCGAAAGATAAATTATGAGCAACTAATGTATGTGCGCAAGACGCCATACTATTAAAAACTGATAATGCACTTATTAAAGGAACGCCATACTTACTAGCTTTTTCATTAGATATACCATGTATATCTTCAGCTTCTTTAGGAATAGACCAGCCTTCAGGTTGTATAATCATTGAACATTGATTTACAACTTTCTCATCTTCATCAACTAACTGTGCAGCTAATTGCACTAGATGAGGTTGCTCTACATTAGTAGCTTCTAAATCTCTACGCCAAAGACCATTTGTCTCTGTATCAAAAAATAAATACAAAAAAATCCTTTCTTAATTATTTTTTTGAAGTGGCTCTTGCCCTTCTGAAAGCTTCTTTAGTAGGTGCACCCTTTGCTCCTTTTTTTCGCATTTTAGCACCTCGCTTTCTTTTAGCATGAATGTTAGCCCATAAACCTCGTTTCATTCGTTTACCTCTATTCCTACTCCTTCAACTTTTACAATAATATCTTTTTTAGTGCATACTTTACAGTTACAAATAGCACAGTTATTATCGCAAATACAAGTCATTTCACTATGACATACACACCCACATTTTTCGCACCTTTCCTGTTCCATTAAAATTCTATCTCCTGTTCTTCATCTTGTATCTTAGGCTTTGTAAATTCCTCTTCTTGTCTCTTAAACTTAGCCATAGACCATAGATTAACGTGTTTACCCTTAATCTTCTTGGTTAAATGTTCAGCACCAAATTCCTTTAAATGAGCAGTTACTTCATGTAACTTAAATTCTTTGAATCTATGTTTCTCTAAGAATTCCATAAAGTCATTAATTCTAAACATTGTTACGTTATCCTGCGTTACCGCATGACCTCGTAACAAGTCTTCTATTATATCAGAAGAAGTGCTTCCTGTACAAAATCTTTCGCATAATTCTAGTAATCTTCCTCTATTAGAACTATCTGAATTTACCTCTACAACCTCCATTCTAACCATTAATTCGTTAATTGTTTCAAGCCAAAGTGGTTGAGCTACGATAGGCATGAGAGTATTCATGTTCTCGAATACCACTCTTTGAAAGTTTTTTTGATTAATAATCTCTAAACTATCGATAGGTCCTATTCTCTGATCATTAACAGTAACGAAATAAGTAGGAGGATCTGTATTAATTTTAGTTATACCACTAATTGCTGGTAAGTTTCCATTATCGCTAATACCAAACTTACAAGTTAAACAAACTGGTTTATTACAGAACGCATTAATTGGTTGTTCTGAACACATATAATTGTAATCTTTTTTCTCTAATGATTTAATAATTGTTTGCACTTCTTTAGATTTTAAAGGAGGTTCCATGTAATTGTGATTGTATTCTTCTATCTTCTCTTCCCATTCGTCAGGGTGTGCTTTCTTTAAATATACTCCTATGTTATATAATGAATTGTTTCTTGTGCCTTGTGGAAATCCGTGTTGTAGTAAATATTTTAAACAAGGAGGTCCGTCAGGTAATAATTTTTTATTTTCTTCCTTAAGTTGTGGAATTTTAATTTCGTCAACACTATCTATTTTTCTAATGTTAGCAAGTTTAATAAAAGCTTCAGGATCTGTTATATGTTCTCCGTTATAAATAGCGTATCTAGTAGAACGCTTTCCACCAAAGTAAGGCATATTTATCCAGTTTCCTACATCTCCTCGATCTGTAACTAGCTTTACTTGTTTAGGAAATATCTCAGCACTAGGCTTTCCAAGTGCTGAAGTTATCTGTCTTAGTTTATCCACTACTAATTTTGCAGATACTGCTTTATTAAAAAATAAATACAGATGAATTCCACCAGATTTAGTTAAACAAGGTATGAAAGGGGATGTTCCTAGGCTCTTTGATAAAGTATCTACGTCTAAGTCGTATTCGTCAATATCAATAGCTGCCCATAAAACTTTAGCATCATCACGAATAGGAACTACACCTAGGCCTTGCATGCCTAATAAATGTAGTTCCCATTGCTTCGTTGTTAGTTTTTCAGGTATTGTTCTAGCAGTACCAGATTGTTTTACTCCTGATTGATCTGAGTCAACATCATATCTACCATAAGCACGATCTAATCCACTAAATAGTCTATGAAAGTTTTCTGCAAGCATTAAAAGGGAATATCATCACCGTCAACTGCTGCAGCTCTTTTCTCACCACTTTTAATAGATTCAGATAAAGCTTTTGCTTCTTTATAGATATTAGGGTCAGATATAGGCTTAGCATCTCCTACTCTATAAATAAACCAAGTTCCTTGATCGTTGTCTTTCTCAGTAGTTTCTATTTCCCATTCGTAATAGAATGTAGGAGGTTCTATCATCTTACCACCTATGACTTCTTTTTGAAGTTTCATTCTAGTTAACCAATTTCTAGAAACAGTTAATAAAGAACTAGTCATAGACATAACTGCTGGTTCGTAAGAGCCATCTTCATTCACTACTAATACATAGTGATCAGCTGTATCAGCAAGTTCATTACCACTAGGAAGTATGAATTTACCTTTATCGTTCTTAGTAAGATCAGTAGGTCTAGTTTCATGGGCTTGTACGAAACCGCCTCCTTGTTCTCTAGGTATCCATTCTACATATGATTTTATAAACTCACATGGCACTACTCTAATTTTTCCCTTATAGAGAGTATTAGTTACAGTATTAAAGATATCTCCCTCTTCAGCACCGTCAATATACTTATCGTCTTTCTTTTTTCTTTGAGGACTACCAGATTGCACAATCGCTAATCTAGGAATACTCATATCTTCAGTCTTTACATTCTGAAGACCTTTACCAGAATCAGCTATAATTTCTTGCTGTAACTCAGCTAAAACTATATTCTGTTCTTCTTTTTTTACAACTGTCTTTTGCTCAGGCATTTATTTTTCTCCTTTCGATAATTTTACTTTAGCCAAAGGTGTTTCATACCAATTAAATAAACCATCTGGTATTTCTTCACCCTTATTTCTCAAGTCTTTAAAAGTAGCTTTCAAAGTTTGAGGGTGTACAGTAGCTTTTTCTAAATAACTATCTTGACCATTATCTTGTAAAACTCCTTTAATTCTTTCAGCTTCTTCGTGCTCTCCACGTGCAAACGATATAGTTATATCATGTTTAATAATATCACCTAGACCGTTATTATCTAACCACTCTAAAGCTTCTTTTCTCTTAGATTCGTTTATACTAGCATAAAGTTCATCTTTAACAGCTATTTCCGTACCATCGTCCATAACGAACTTACTTATATTTAAAGACATCATGGCGTCTGGTATTTCTTTTTCTCTGATATCCTTTAACTCTTCATACGATTTACTAGCTAAAGATTTATAATCAGAGTATTCTCTTTCTTTGTTAACTAATCTACGACATATAGATGTTAATTTAGAAAGTTTTTCGTCAGTAGGTATTTCCCTCTGTTTTTTAGCGTCTTCTTCTAGACTACTAAATATTTCGTTACTTGACATTATCTTTCTCCTTTCTTCCGAATAAGTCAATAGATACTGAATAATAAGCTTTAGTTTGCTTATCCCATTTCAATAACTTAATGAAGCCATTATTAATATCACCAGCTACCATAGCCGTTATAGCAATCGCAGCGGGATCTCCCATGGCTAATATATAGTCTTCATCTGTAAAGTCTTTTAACTTTTTTCTAACAGTTATTACTGCTCGATTAGATGAAAATACTATTTGACTACCGAAAGGAAAGATTACGTCTAACTCACCATATCTTGCGGCTGGCATAACGTTTACAGATGGATTCTCTTGTACTATATATACTCTAGAACTCATTGTTTCTCCTTTCTTAATTATTCGATATAGTATAAATTAATTTTTAAAAATAAACAGAAAGAAAAAATAATGACGCAAGTATCTTTTAGTGATGATGAATTTATAGATTATAAATATAAAACTAAACCATTTAAACATCAATGGGACGTGTTTAAAATGTCTCGTGATGAAGAATATTATGCCTTGTTTATGGAACAAGGAACTGGTAAATCTAAAGTAATAGTAGATACTATTACTCATTTAGCAAGAAAAGGTAGCATAGATAGTGCTATAATAGTAGCACCTAAAGGTGTTTATAGAAACTGGCTAAAATTAGAAATACCTATACATATGCCAGATGATGTCCTTGATTCTATTTACATGGAGATATGGAATCCTACTGAAACTAAGAAAAACATAGAAAGATTAACTAAATTTATGAAAGAAAACCACGATGGTTTAAAAGTATTTATTATTAACATAGAAGCTTTTAGCACGTTAAAAGGATTACATTATACTCAAAGATTTTTAAATGTTCATAAGTCTATGGTAGTTATAGATGAATCTTCTACTATTAAACATAAGACTGCTCGAAGAACTAAGAACTTATTAAAAATTTCTAATATGGCAAAGTATCGTAGAATACTTACAGGAACACCAGTAACAGCAGGACCTGTAGATATATACACTCAAATGTCTTTTCTTTCAGATAATATTTTACAGTCTTCGTTTTATGGTTTTCGTAATCGATACTGCGTGCTTCGTAGAAGAACAATAAATATGAGAACATTTGATGAAATAGTAGATTATCAAAACTTAGATGAGTTGCAAGACGTAATTAAACCTTACTCTTATCGAGTAACTAAAGCTGAGTGTTTAGATTTACCAGATAAAATTTATATAAAAAGAGAAATAGAGATGACTTCAAAGCAAAAGAAAGTATATGACATACTAAGACGTAAAGCTTACATAGAGTTATCGGAAGAAAAATCTGTATCTGCTCCTCTAGTTATTACAAGATTACTAAGACTACAGCAGATTATGTGTGGCTTCGTAAAGTATGATGATGGTAAGTTAGAGGAAATAGATAAGGTAAACCCTAGAATAACTGAGTTAATACAAGTATTAGAAGAAACAGAAGGTCAAGTTATAATCTGGTCTAACTATACTAGATCTATTCAAGACATAGAAAACGCTATAAAAAAGAATATGAAAGATAAAACTTGTGCTACATATTATGGAGATACTAAATCGGAAGATAGACAAGAAATAGTTTCACAGTTTCAAGCTGGTGAAATAGATTATTTTATAGGGCAACCTAGAACGGGTGGCTATGGTCTTACTTTAACTAATGCTAAAACTGTTATCTACTATGCTAATAGTTATGATTTAGAAGTAAGACTACAATCTGAAGATAGACCTCATAGAATTGGTCAAACTAATAAAGTTACTTATATAGATTTTGTAACGCCTAAAACTATTGATGAAAAAATATTTGAATCTCTTAGAAACAAAAAGTCTTTAGCAGATAGTATTACAGGAGATAATTGGAAAGAATGGATTTAATATTCTTTATAATTTTTAATTAGAAATTCTTCTATCCAAGCCATTCTATCGTCCATTTGAACGATTTTTTCTTTTATTACAGCTATATCTAGTTGCATTTGAGTAACACTATCCACTTTATTTTCAACTGCTTCTAGCCTAGATTTCCACATACCCCATGTCATAGCAAATCCTACTATCATTACGATGTACGGAGTAGCTGTTTTTAGGTCAATCTTCATAGTTTTACTTTACATTAGCCGACATATTATTCAACGGATTATTCAGTGCCTTATTTATCTTTAAATCTAAATTATCTTCTAATATTTTTATCTCATCTAATAATTCTCTAGCATCTTCTTTCTGTCGATCTTCTACATCATTTACGATTTCAGTTATATGTCTAATATCGCCTTCCATTTGGCGTAAATCTGTTTTTAAATCATCTTTTAATTCTTTTGCAGTAGAAGCAACTAAGCTTACTTCTTCTAATATCATAGATATTTCAGTTTTTATCATCTCTAACTCTTGCTCTACTAGAGCAATTTTTTTATCAAAACCACTAAGATCAGGAGATACAAAATTTTGTATTTGTGCTTTCATATCTAAATAATCGTCATAAAATTTATAAGCAGACCAGCCTCCACCTATAATAGCCCCTAATAAAGACAGTATAATAAAGAATTTACCGCCACTAAACTTTATACCTTGATACTCAATACTGGCCATTAATCATTCGTTCCATAGTGTTGTTTTGTGAATTGTTGAACAATATACCATATTTGTCTTCCAATGTCTTTAACAAATATTCTTCTACATTAGTGTCTTGAATTACAGATTGAGCATCGAAAAAAGCTTTTGTATCTCCTAGTATTTGCATAACTATTAACGTTTTCATTTGATTTGATTCATCATATCTAGCTTTATCGTCAATCTTCTTTACTATTTTAGTAGCAGCTTTTTCTTTATTTGATAATTTAGGTTTAGATGGTTTCTCTTCTTCTATCTTTTCTTCTTGATCTTCTTCTTTTTGTACTGTTTGTGGCGTTTCTTGTTCTGGTTCCTGTAATTCTTCTTGAGATTCTTCGATAGTTTCTTCTTCAGGCTCAGCTTCTACAACTTCTATTTCTTCTATCTCTATTTCAATCTCTAATTCAACTTCTGTTTCTACTTCTACAATTTCTACTTCAGGTTCTGGTAACTCTAATTCAAATTCAGCTATCTCTAATTCAACACTTGCAAAAGTAATTTCTTCAGGTTCTGGCTCAATCGGAGTAAAATTTATTTCTCCGTCATCAACACTAATATCGTTAAACTCAAAGACTTCTTCTACAAAATCTAATTCAGTAGGGTCAAAAATATTTAAATAATATATTTGTTCAAGAGTAGTTATCTCTTGTTCTATTAATGTAGATACTACATTATATAAAACATTTACAGTTACGTCATCAAATAGAGGGCCTATAGCTAAGTTTATATCTCTACCTCCTACTTCTATAATAACAGTGCTTATAGTGCCAGAAAAATCAAAAGAGCCGTTATAAGATTGATAACCTGAGGCTACGCCAGTTTCCGATAATATATCTGTTCCTTGAAATACATTAGTTTTTCCGTTACGACCAGTAATATGCATGTATATTCTATCTTGAGCATCTCGTTTATCTACTTCAATTGTATATCTTACCTCTCCACCTCTTTCTATGTTAAGATCTGAAATATCTACGCTGTTTATGAAAGTTGTACCCATGCCTGTTACGCCCATACTAGATGTAGAATTACCACTACCAGTAATCTGAGCACACTTATCAGTTCCTAATTGACCGCAAGTATTACCCGAGGGCATGGATGCTGGACCCTGGCCACCCCAATCAATATCCATATCGCCCTCTTTATTAGAAATTACATAGTTATTATCTCCGTCTAGGATGTTTCCAGAATCTTCGTTTGTAACAGTTTGAGTAGTGGTTGTAGTTGTCGTAGTAGTTGTCGTAACTATCTCTGTTCCTAAGTCTTCTTCAGTTATTTCTACTTGTATATCTTCGACTACAGTAACGCCAGGTTCACATAAACCTTCGGTGTTAGGAAGACATACGTCAGCTCTAGAATAAGAGCAGTAAAGAAAGAGCCATAAGGCCAAAATTCTTAAGACCATCGTTATCTCCTGTTGGTTGTTCTTCTATTTTTTGTGAAACATACTCTGGTTTATATTTACTTCCGTCTGGTATTTCATCAGGGTTATTAGACCAATACTCTTGAGCTTCTATTCCGATAGAGCCTTTCGCAGGGCACGGGGTGCCAGCATCTGTCATAGCGTCCCAAACACGAGGGTCTTGGCACAAGACAGACACTGCCGCAACCTTCATACCATAAGCATAAAGGCTACGACTTAGCTTTAGTTTTTGGCATAGCTCATCATCTATTACTATGCCACTAGCAAGTCCTACAATATTATTTTGTACACTTGCTCCTACACCTACTTTACAAATATCAGAATTAGAATTGATTATAGAGGGGGCATTTGCAGTAGGCGGTGTATTATTCGTAACAACCGTAGAACTAACAGTGTTAGTTTCAGCATTAGAATTAATAGAAAAAAACATGACAACGACAGTCATGAAAGCACAGAAGAGATAGAAATAACCTAATTTCATTTTTTCTTCTTATGCTTTTTCCTTAAACTTTCTTTTCCTTTCTTAAATATACTGGCAACTTCTCTTTTTCCCATTACTTTCGCTCTTTGTTCGCCAACAGTAAGGATTTGAATTTTTCGTGCATACGGTTTTTTAACTCTTCGCACTTTTGCGACCGTTTTCCGTGCGTCAGTCGGAGTAGCAAACTTAATACCGACAGTATCTTTAGGGTTTTCATCTGTGTATAATCTTCTACCGCTCCCTTTAGGTTTTTTACCAGTTCCTTTTTTTGGATCTGCCATTACTTTTTAAATTTTTTAATTGCAAGATCTGATATTTTTAGTCCGAATGAACTTGCTATTGCTGCCAATAACGCCCATATATACCAGTCTGGTAGTTCATCTAGAGTAATAAATCCTTCTTTTAACTTTGTAATCCACTCAGGTTTATTTAAAAATATTGCAGCAAAAACTATAATGAGTGGAATCGAGAGTATAATTGTGAACCATTCGTCACGCCAAGAGCTTTGCATATTTTTTTGTGTTGCGATGGCGTAATCAATTTCGCCTTCAGCCATCTTTCTAACATGCGTTTGCTCAGCTTCAGCCATAAGTTTTTTAGTTTCAGTTTTAGTTTTAACAACGTCAACAACTCCCTTTATAATAGTAGGAACTAAATTTAAAAGCATTATACGTTCCCTACAATGTTAGCTAAATCATTAGCTCTATTAGGAGTTTGTTTAGCCCAACGACTATCTAACATTTCTTCTGAAGCTGTTTTATAGTCTTTATTTTCTAGTGCAGCTTTAAATTTTTTAAACCCACAAAGACGAGGATATCCTAATTGAAAACACATCTCTATAATAACTCCGTATATGTCTTCTGGATGTTCATCTTTATTAATAAATTTATTAGCATCTTCTACAGCTGTTTCAAAGTCTTTTTCAAAATATCGCATAACGATATCATCTGAGTATTCTACTCCTTCTTCTAAGTCATCAGATTGTAATACTAAGTGCCCTACACCAAAAGTTTTAAGACCTAAAGAATCTTTGTATATCTTATTTATTTTACCTTCGTGTTTTATTATTCTTTGTTTAATTGCTTCCAAAATAACACTCTCCGTTCTTTTTTACGAATAGCAATTTTACACCATATTTATCTTGTTTACTAGTAGGTTTTCTATATATCATTTGACCATTTTTCTTTCTAAATGTTTCACTTTTAATATCTAAGCCTATTAGTTCCTTACCATTAAATATAACTACGTCTATAAAACCAGTAACATGTACATTTTTAAAAACATGATAACCTTTTTTTAGTAACCAAGAAATTGCTGAATGTTCAGCACTAGTACCTTTTACTACTTTACTCAGGAGGATTGACAACTGTAGTTCCACCAGTGTTTAAAATATCTTTTATTATTTTATTAAAAACAGGCAATACTTTCTCTGTTGTAATAGCAACACCTGTGCCTGCCACTTCTCCTCCTTTCTTTAAACTCATTTCTCCTAGGTTCATTTCTCCTTTTTCTTCCATACCAGTAACTATAGGTTCTTGAGTAGCTGCAGCTATCATTGCTTTTATATACTCAGGTTGATTTAAATTACTTTTATAACGTCTAAAAAATTCATCTACGTTAGCTAAAGGTATTGCTGTATCATTAAAACTTCTTAATTTTAATAAAGTTGTAAGTCCTCTAAGTATCGTTCTCTTTCTATCTAATTGTCCAAAAAACGTATTTTTTAAACCTTGCTGTACTTGAGAAGTAGATAATACATTTAGACCATCAGATGATATTAAGCTTTCATAAGGATCTAAAGCTAGTCTGGCTTTATCTAATTTTTCAATATACTTTTTTCCAAACAACATTTCATAAATTCCTCTATCACTACTTTTTAAAAAATTACTAATAGCACTTGCACTAAAAAACTCAGTTCCTGTGTATATATCAGGTTTAATTATTTTATTTCTTAATTCAGCATTGTAAAAATCTTTAACGTTTTCTAAAGTTTGTTTAGCTAATTGACTATTATTAGATTGTAAACTTTCTACTAAAACACCAACCATGCTAGGATTTTTTTGTAAGTATGAATTTATCGTATAAGGATCTACGTTTTTAAGACCTTCAATTCCGTTATCTCTAAGACTTTTGGTTAAATCATCAAGTTGTTTTTGATTAAATTTTATGTTATCCATAAATCTTATAGCATTTTCAAATAATTTTTTTTCTTCTTTATTAAAATATTCTAATAAATATTCATTTTTAGACATCCAAGTTTTAGTATTTTTAGCTAAAGTACCAGCGTCTGTAATATTTCCATTATTAGTTACAAAACTTTTATAGTTATTTTTTATATATCTCTTAACTACTTCTTTTTGAGATACTAAACTAGGATTATCTAATAAACCTAAAAGTTCTCTTGAAGCTACTTCATCATTTAAAATTGTATTAAGAACTGCTTTATCTGAAACTTCTAAATTTAATTTATTAGGACTAGTTTTAAATAACATGTTAATAGCTTTATTATTATATGTTTTTCTTATTTCACTTAAATTAGTTAAAGCTGAATTTAATGTAAAATAATCTTCTGGTGATAAATTTTTCTGTAAACTATCTAGTAAAGCAGTTCTAGTTTTTGCAGCTATAGCTACTAATGTTTTAGAATCAGGAGCATTACCTGCTAGTCTTGCATAATCATCATCTATTAATCTGTTAAGTCCATTCAAGGTAGACATAACTTGATTAAAGTTTAAATCTTTAGCTTTCGGAATACCAGGTGTTCCTGCTTTTTTCGTTCCTGCAGTAGCATCTAAGATTTGATTTATAATTTTTATAGTGCCTTCGTCAGCGTTCACTAAAGCAGCATTTAAAGATTTTCTTAACTCAATAAGATCTCTTCTAAGAGTTCCTGTTTTTACAAAAGATACATTAGGACCTCCTTCTAAATTTTTTAAAATATTATTTACAACAGTGTCATATTTAGTTTTTTCTGCTTGATATAGCTCTCTATTAGTTTTATCTAAATTTTCTACAAACTCTCTACTAATTTTATTTCCCTGTGCACTAGCTTCAAAGCTATCTAATATTAGATTTAATTTACTTGTATCATCTAATATTTGAGCGTTAATAGGAAAAATAGCATCATCTGATACTTTTTGAGCACCACTAACTACAGTTTCTCCTAAATCGCCTATAGACGGAGTTCCTACAGGTTTTGATTTAGCAGTTCCTAAATATAAATCTATAACTTCCATGGCTTCTTTTTGATTTTTATTCATTTCATCTACAAAAGTTGAACGTTGGCTAGGGCTCTTTTTTATGAAATTTTCCATAGCTACAAGATATGGTTCGCCTAAATACTTTGCTAAAGTTAATCTAATTTGAGGACTAATATCTCCGTAAAGTTTAGTCATTTCATTATTAATTTCTTCTATCGCTTTATTACTAATTCGTTTAGGAGCATCTTCTAATGCTTGTTTGTCTAATTTATCCATAGATGCAGGCATTCTTTTACCAGCACTTTTTTGAATAGCAGCCATAATTCCGTCAAACATTAATTTAAATACAGGAGTAGCTATTCCTGCAAAAAGAGCTTGCTTACCCATAGTTCCTGATATTTCATCTACTCTTTCCATGAAGTCCTCATATGTGTAGATATCTCCTGTTTCTTTAAAATGTAAATAAGAATCAGTAGCAACTTGAACTAACAATTCTCCGATAGCAGATCCTGCAGCAGACCCTGCTATTAGTCCAGGAAAACCTCCTACTTTAGTTCCTACTCCTGCTCCAAGTACATCAAAAGCGATAACAGGTAATTCTCTCATTAAAAACTGAAAATCTCCTTTATCAAGACCTGGCGTATTTACAACTCTAAAAGGCTCATCTCCTACTTTATAAATTACAGGGTCATAGTTTAAAGCGTCTAAGTTATCTGTTCCTAATATAGTGTTTAAGAATTCTTTATTATCTCCACCTAATTCACTAGCGAACATAACACTAACTTGTTTATCTGGATTAGCGATTTTAAGATATCTTTCTAAATTATCTTTCTTAACGTCATTGTTCATTCCTCCTGCTTCATAAAAAAATCTAGCAGTTTCAAAACCCATACCTTGATTACTAATTCCTAATTTCAGTAACCTTACGTCTTTTGAAGGTTCATATTCTTTCATAATGTCTGCTAACATTTCGTTAGTTACAAAATCTGGTGGCATCTCTCCTTGTTTACCAGCAGTTTGTTCTAACCATATTTCATTAGCAGATTGATATACAAAATTACCAAACTCTTCTGCTTCTAATTGATAACCCTTTTTTATAGATTCTCCGTCTAAACCGTAAGAGTTTAGAACTGCTTGATCGTATCCTAAAGTTTCTATTTCCTCTTGTGTAGGAGGTCCAGAACCGATACCTTTTTCTCTTTCTTCAAGAATTAAGCTATCTTTCGTGCTTTCTAAATAATTAGGTTCTAAAAATTTACTCTTTGCCATAATTTTCAAACATACTTATGTACTGTTCTTCTAAAGAATTATCGTCAGTAGGGAATACAAAAGCAGGGAACATATCATTAAACGCTTCATCTTTTTCAGGTTGCGACATGTTATCTAAACCATTTAATTTATTTACTTCTGTATACATATTAGTAAGTAAAGCTATAATTTTAGAATCAGTTTTCTCTCTATTTATTACAAATTCATTATTCTCATTTACTTCACCGAATAATTCTAAAGGTTTTTCATCTACGAATATTAAACCTGCGTTTCCAGAACCTATGTTAGTTGCACTTAATATATCACTGTTTCTTTCATAATAAGCAGATGCTAAATATGCGATAGGAGAATAATCGCCTTCTTCTAAACCTTCAGCTTGATTACCAAACGCTTCTGTGTTATCATAATCTGATAATCTATTTTTCTTATATCCGTATTTACCTGGATCTATATCTGCGTATTTTTCTTTTATTTCATTTATCGCATACGCTCTAGCATAACTAATAGCGTTATTATATTTTTTACCATTTATTTCTAAACCACCGTCTGGTGATCCAGCAACAGCATAACCACTTGTGCCAAGTTGTTTAAAATCTTCACTATTTGGGTCTTTATTAGCTGATAAAAATTCTTGATATCCCCTATTTAAAAGTTGAGAATATTCTCCTAATCCATATTGAAATGAAGCAGTTCTTAAATAAATTTCTGGTGAATCTCCGTAGTTAGAAAATGAATTTGCTAATAATTCAATATCAGCGTTAGATACGGGATATATTTTCTTAGATTGAGTTAATACTTTTTTAGTAGTAACTTTTTTTTCAAATTGTAATTGAGCTAAACCTTGATAATCTACTCCAATAAATTCCTCAAAAAAATCTTTATATAATTGTTCACTAGGAAGAATAGCTTTTAAAAACTGTGCTAAAGGTTCAAACGTTTTTACTCTAGGACCGTATGTTTGAAAAGTATTAGGATCAAGTCTAATAGCAGCAATTTGTGAATCTATAAGAGGCACTAATTCTTGAGCTTCTAAGAACCCTGGTTCTAATTGAGATTCATATTGACTTACTACTTTATCTGACTTTGCTTCAGTTATTTTATATATGTCTTCAACATCTAAATCTTTAGGGTCTTTTTCTGGAACTACTGGATCTGTTACATCTTCAACAAAAGTTTGTAAATCAATAATTCCGTCTTGGCTATGAACAACACCACTTACAACTCCTGTAGTTCCTATAGTTTTATCAGGAAAATATTTATCTTTACCATTTTCCATAACATCTCCTATTGTATATTTTAAATTTTTTACATAAGAAAAATTTCCTTTATCTGTAGTAGATGTTTGTTTAGATAATATCTTTAATTTAGCTAAATCAGCCTCTCTCGCATCTTTCGTGTAATCATTTACAGCAGACGCAACTCTAGCGAAAGGAGATTTAAAACTAGGAGTACCACCCTCTTCTATAAGATTCAATCCTATACCAACCATAGGATTTGCTAGTCTTTCTTTTAATTCATCAGCAGGACTTGTTCTTGCAAAAGCATACTCACCAGATATTGGGTCTATTCCGAATTGATCTCTTCCTTTAAATATAGCCCCTATATTAGTTGTTATTCTTTCAAGTAAACTTTGATCATTTAAGCCAAAAGATTTTTCCATAGCTGTCTTTTGGCCGTCAGATAATCCTACAGTTTCTGCTATAAAATCAATTTCACTCTGTAACTGATCTCTATTATTTAATTGTTTTTCTAAACTTTCTATTACACCTTGTTGATTGATTAAAGTATTTACCTCGCTTCCTAAAGCATCACCACCAGCATTAACTTCACCAGCAGTAGTATTTACTACATTATCTACTGATGATTCTTGATTCTGGTCTGTAGGTAAATTAGAATCTGTATTATATGTTTTTACTTTCTCTAGAAATTTATCTTCGCCACCATAAGCATCAAAAATACTCGATTCTATAGTTTCATACGATTCATCTCCGCCAGTTTCTTTATATAAAGTTTCTAGAAATTTTAAATCGTCTTGAGCATCTCTATTTAATACTGTTTCAGCCATATTTTATCTTACATAAAACCAGCAAATGTACCAGCGGCTCCTGCGATTTGAGCAAAAGGAGAAGTACCTCCGATAACTTGACCTACTGTACCTGAACGTTCTTCGCCGTAAGAACGTATAGGAGCACCTGTAAGAATACTTGATAAGAATCCTAATTGTCCTCTATCGAATCCTTGCTGTTCTACAAAGTCACGATAATCTTCTAGTAACTGTTGCTGTCTTACTGCTTGTTGTAATCCACCGAATCTAGTTGCCGCTGCAGCTTCAGATAATCCTTGTTGTCCTAATGAAGCTTGTAAACCAGGAATTGCTTGTGCAGCTGCCATTTGGCCTTGAGCTGCCGTTGCACGATCAGCTGCAAATCTACTAGCTGCATTTTGAAAAGCTTGTGCTTGTAGTTGAGCTGTTAGATCTCCTGCTCTTTTTGCAGTTTCAGCTTGAAGAGTAGCTTCTTGTATTCCCTGTCTTGCTCCACCAAACGCACCTCTTGAAACTGCTTGTGCTCTAGCTGTTTGTTGTGCTCTTGCAGATTCTTCTTGTAAGTTTCTTATTGCGTTATTAGCAACTGTATCTATGAAAGGATTCATATACTGATTCGCAATATCAGTAGTAAATTGAGTTCCTGCTATATTAGCTGCCGTTCTAACTCTATTTTGAGCTTCTGGTATTACACCAGATTGACCGAACTGTCCTAAATTTGTTTGAGCTTGAGTAATTGCTGCATTTTGAAGAGCAGTTAAATCTGCTATTCGCTCACCTTCATAAGCTTGAAAAGGTTGTCGACTTGCTACATTAGCTCTAGCAAATAAATCTTCTTGTAAATCTTTAAAATACTGAGGGATTTCATATTGTACTGTACCTTGGCTAGGTGCTTGTACTACTGTAGATGTAGGTCTAAATAAGCTTCCCATTATAAATTATCTCCATATGTGCCACCAAGGTATTCAAAGTTTTGTCTTATTAACCATTGATGTTTTCTATCAATATCATGTCCTTGCGTCATTTCAAGTATCAAAGGCATTTTGTTTATTTTAACGTATTCTTTAACATATTCTAGCAATTTTTTTGCTATTCTACTATTTCTTTTTTTACTATCTACATAGAGCCAATTAACTCTAAAAAACTTCTTATCTGTATACCAAGTATCTTCATCAACTACTGATATAGTTCCTACGATTTTATTATCTTTTTCAGCTACTATTACAAAATTATTATAGATTATATCGTAAATATAAGAATCTCCTTTCCTAGTATTAGGTTTTCCTAATCTTAGTGGCGATTCATCAAGCCAGTTTAGTAGTAAATTTCTAATAGGCTTTACGTCTTCTAAAGTAGCTTTCCTATAATTAACCAATTAACCCTTTCGATTTTAGAGCATCTATTAAAGTAGCTAAAGTATTTGCGACAGTAGCCAAGTTAGCTGATGTAGGATCTAAACTTTTATTAGGAGTTACATTACTAGTAGTAAAACCTGTTTCTGCTGGCTGAGTAATTTCTAATAGATACTGTTCTAAGTCAGTAATAGCTTGATTATATACTGTCATTAATTCATCATTAGATCTAGCTATAGGAAGGCTAGGAGGTCTCTTAAACGCCATTATCTTTTACCATCTGGTCGAGCATCTACTCTTAAAGTTCCGAATCTCCACTTATCGTCTACAGTAGAATTACTGCTTATCTTTACAGCTACTTGTCTTCCTCTCGATCTAGTATTAATTTGTTTAGTGCTAGTTGTAATATCTTTTTCTCCTGACTGAGTTTGTGTATCAGTAGGAAACTCTCTAGATAATAAATTCATTTTTACAGTTCCTTGTAAGTTTTTAAAATCTGGTATGTATCCTCTAATGAACATGAACTGATCTCCGTCAGCTATATCTACATCTCCACTTGTAATAAATGTGCTCATTACATTTCCGTTATCTGATTCACCAGTTTCGTGTTCGTATATAAAGCTACGACCTGCACTAACTCCATTTAAAGTATCTGAAGTTGCAGCAGTAGAACTAGCATCGTATTCAGTAGCTTGAGGAATACTAAATACTCCTTGATCTACCCATGCACTTCTACTTAAATTTCCAATATACCATACTTGTTCTTGATAATTATAAATTACATATCTATCTACTTGACTTGAATTAGATGAACAGTAGAACCATATAACTTCATTAAACTCATTATTCTCACCAGCATACACTTGAGTATTTTGAGCTGTATTAATATCACTAAAAACATAATTTTTTACACTACAGGGAAGTTCTTGAATACTTCCTCTGTAAATCATAAATCTTCCCTCTGACATCCAGTAAGCTGTATCATTTACTACTACTGCTGAGTTTAATCCTACAGCACCACAATCTGTTCCTAATAATCTAAAACCAAAAGTAAAAGGAGGACCTACAAACTGCATACTGTGAAGTGCTTGATCAGTCCACACTAAGATTTCATTTCTAGTTTTTTTAGCAGATATTATTCTACTTCCCTCACCTAATCTTTGAGAGCCTGCTGTATTAGTTGTACTAGCTGTCCATTGAGTAAAATTTTCTTGATCTGACCATCTAATTAACATAGTATCTTGAGTGCTAGGTGTTCCTATCGTTACCTCAGTTCCAAAACAAATTAAATGTCTATCAGGAGTAGATACTAAACCAGTAACTGAAGCTGTAGGAGCATTACTAACTGCTGTCATACGATTATTAGCTAACCCTGCTGAAGTATCCCATTGATAAGTGCTATCGTTCTTTTTCCAACCATATAAATCTTCACCAGCATTATCGAAACTCCACATACCCATATCTAAAGTAACGTTAGAAGTAGATCGAGCTGTACCCCAAGTTTCAGTATTCCATGTAGATGTACCCCAACCATAGCCTAAAGTTTGAACATCTGGTTCAGTTGTTAACTCAAATTTAGCGTTTCCGTTTCCTTTATTAGTTATACCAGAGCCTGATTCAGCAGATGGCATTTGTATAAAGAAAGCGTTTCCGTTTGCTACTCCTTGTACCTCAAACTCTCCTGTTGTAAAGTTAGAAGTTGTAAAATTAGTATCTGAAGTTAATGAAGATATAGTATCAAATATAACGAAATCACCAGCACTAGTTCCATGACTATTAATAGTTACAGTAACGTTAGCACTTCCGTTAGTAGTAGTAAATATATTCGTTAAAGAAGTATTACTTTGTCTAATAGGAGTAACATTATATAAGTTACCTCCGTTAAAAATGTAAACTTTCTTATTAGTTCCTAAACCTATATATCGACTTCCGTCTAAATCGAACCATGCTTTTATTCCTCTTACAGCTCCTACCATAGCTGTACTTGCTTTTTTTAACCAGCCTCCTATTTTTTGAGGAAGACCAAATCTAAATCTTACTTTATCACAATCTACCCATGCTCCTTCAGCACCATACTCAGTATTTTCTTTATCTATTCCTGATCTGAATTGAACTTTCGTATACATTAGCCTTTTTTTAATTTTAACAAGTTACTAATATTATTAGCTTTAACCATCTCATTTCTAAAACTTTCAATTGCAGCACCAGCTTGACTACTTTGTCTAGAATTTTCTATTAATAACATAGGAAGCATAGCAATAGCACAGCCATACTCGTCAACTTCTTCACCAGTTTGAGGGTGAGTGCCTCTTATTTGAGTAAACCAAGCACAGTCAAATTTTTTACAAGGAGTAAAATTATTGAGAGGACAATTATCTTTAATTTCAATTTTCAATTTAGTCTTTTGCTGCAATAATTAAATCTACATATTGCACATCTAAATTTAAGTTAGTAGAAAAACTATGAGTATGTGAATCACCAGCTAATGAACCAGCAGTGTGAGTATGGCCACCACCTCCTCCTTGATAATCAGTATAAAATCTTTTAGCACCACTTGAGTTACCAGTATTTCTAGTACCTGCACTAACGCTATCACCAGTACCAAATTCAACGTGACCACCTTCTAAGTGTCTATGTGAAGGTATTTCACTTAAAGTTAGAGTATGAGATCCTGTTGAACCTGAAATAGTAACTGCACTTCCGCCAGTAGTTCCACTAACAGCGTTATTAGTATTAAATGCTGCAGCGAAAGTATTGCTTCCACCTGAACTTACTGAACCTGTTACAACACGTAAAGCTTTATTATTATGTGTAGTTTGTTTAGTCCAGCCAGTAGGTGCTGCAGATTGTTGAAATAACATTTTAGTTGAACTAGGAAAAGCTTCTATTCCTGTTAAACCTGAACCATCACCAGTTACTGTAGTTGCGTTTAATACTGCTACATTAACAGTTCCTAAAGATTTAGTGCCATCTGCAAAAAGATCTACCATATCATCTCCGTCTTTAACGTAAGCAACAGTATGGGTTCCTTGAGTAATAGCTATGCCATTAGCTGCATGGCCAGTAGGTGCTACATGTAAAGTATAAGAACCTGTAGTATTATTATGAAAAATATATTCTTTCTCTACTGCTGGTAAAAAAACGTAAATATTACCAGATAGTGTTCCTGTAAATTCAATTACTTTATTAGCGGCTTCATTAGTAGTTTCTACATCTGGATCTCTATTAGAAGACGTTAAAGTAACGTTAGCACTTCCTGCTACAGATTTAGCTAGATAGCCTCCTACGGCAGCGTCTATAACTTGTAAATTTTCATTTGTATTATTACCCCATACACCAGCGTTTGCGCCAGCTTCCATTAATTCTAATTTTAATCTAGTTGAATAAGTTGATGCCATTTTATGCCGCTATCTCCGTCCATGTGTTTGTACTCGAAGTATCTACTTCAGTCCACGAATTACTTGCACCTGGTATAGGTTGCCAGAAATTAGGTGAACCAGAACTTATATTAGCAGAAATTCCAGAAATTGAAACAATTTGTTGCCCTACTATAGATACTGTTCCTACTGATGTAGTCGCAGATAATCCTGTTACTGAAAATCCTTGATTATTCTTTACAACTACACTATTTAAAGTAGTCGTTAATCCTTGACCAGTAACAGCAAATGAAACATTAGATAATTGGCTAACGCTTCCTAATGAAACAGTTAATTGTTGTCCTGTAACATCTGAATCAGTTATGAGCTGAACTGTAACGCTTCCTAAACTTGTAGTAGCAGATTGCCCTTGATAATTATTATTAGTAGGAGTATTGGCTTGACCTCCCATAGCAGAGTGATATTGACAGTAATAATATAGAGTAGGAGCAGAAGCGGCAACAGTTATAGTTGTTTTATAAGCACTATCATCTTTTACAACCCCTGTAGTGTATTCACTACCTCCACTATGAGTTCCACCACTAGTAGTAGAAAATCTAACAGGATGTCCTGTAGCGGCCGACCAATCGAATATGTAAGTGTTACCTTCTTCTAATTCAAGAGTAGGTTGTTGTACTCCGTCAATAACGTATTTATTACCTGATCCAGTAGATACAACAGTTACAGTAAATGTTTGAGTTATTCCTTTAGGAACGACTAAAGCTGAACCGCTCGTAGTTTCATTTCCTTGAGAAACTGTAGCTTCTTGTCCATTTGCAGCCACATCACCTGGTATCTGAACAGCTACACTTCCTAAACTTGTAGTTCCTTGAACTCCTGTTTCTATAACTACTGCAGATCCTACGACAACTTCATCAGATAAAGTTGAAGTTAGTTCTTGCCCTGATTGAGCAATTGCTATATTAATAGCTACTGATTCATCTCCTAACGTTGAAGTTAAACCAAATCCTGTTTCACTTATAACAGCTTGTCCTGCTACTACAACATCGTTTACAGATCCAGTAAGTGCTTGTCCTGAAGCTACAATTTCTCCTTGAGCTGATACAGTTACGCTATTTAATGTAGTAGTAAGAGCTTGACCAGTAATCGCAACACCAGTAGTTACGTCAACCGATACGCTATTTAATGTAGTAGTAAGAGCTTGACCAGTAACAGCGAATGCTATACTAGTTCCACCTTCCGCAGAGAAAGGGGCTTCAGCGAATGATAATCTCGCAAAATTCATTTATTACGACCCTGGTTTAGTCGGCCAAGTTACTGAGTTTACTTTTTCTACTGTATCTAATCCTGTAGTAAGATCTCTTAAATCTTGTCTATATTTTTTCTGTGCGTCTGTCATGGTGTTATCAGAAGTACCCCACCAATCTGTTTGAGTAAGTAAACTGTTTCTTTTTTCTCTTAAAGTATTTAATGCTCTATCTAAAGCACCATCATTCCATGCTTTTTCTTCTGCTTGTCTTAATGCTAATTCTTCAGCAGTCATATCTTCTATAATTGGTTTACCTAATCCTATAACTGTAACTTTTTTCATTATTCTTTTATTCCATAAACTTGTATATCTACTGTACTTAAATTTCCTGTGTTTGTTGTAAATTGAAAGCCATCAAAAGATGTTGTGTCATCATATTGTATTCCTCCAAAGTGCATTCTTCGATAACCATCGTCAGTAATTGAATTAAAATGTGCTGTTATATTTGTAAGATATGTTGTGCTAAAAGGTGAAAACACATACATAAAACCTTGAACTGCTTTTGAATCTGTTTCTTCTAAAGATGATCCTAAGTAAGCATAACTATTATAGCTATTATATAATCTTCCTAATCCATCAGTATTATCTCCCCATCTTACATAACTCATGTATTTAGAAGTTGAATTTGTAGCACCACCTGTTCTAAATTTAATATGGCATTGATTATTTGCACCTGCTATTGCAACTTTAAAAGTTACAAAATAATTCATGTAAGTTGCACTAAAAACACTATCAATACTATAATCCCCTGCATCTGTTGTGCTTTGCAAAGAGCCAGTTTTAACTAATGTTTGAGGTGTACCAGTAACAGTTCCGGTAAAAGCAAAAGTATTAGCTAAGTTAATTTTATCAGAAGTTATAGCATCATCTGCAAAAGCTCCTGCGGGTAATGTATTAAGTGCCATTAAGGTAAGACCTCCATTAATGTAAGTTCACTTGTATTTGATGAAGTATTTATCACAAACGTAACACCACTCACCATAGCTTTAGCTTGAAATTTAAATGTTACAGCATCTGTAGTGCTAGGTGATAACAATGTGCTGATTGGTGTATTAGATGCCTGCCATATACCACTATTACCATAATCATACACACCTATAACTTCATTAAATATTTTTGTATCAGAATAACTACCACTTCCAACCTTATGTAAAACTTTCATAGCTGATCTATTGTTGTTACTTCCGTTGTAATAAGAATTACAAATAATACATCCAGTAATCAATATTTTTGATGATGTAGATGAGGGTGTAATAGATGTCTCCCATAGAGAGCCACCACTATTTATATCAGTATATGATGTAGCTGTAATAACTTGATTAGTGCTATTACTAGAATTAATTACTTGACCAATCTTGAACTTTGACGAGGTTATAACACCTGAACCATCAGACGTAATAATATTATTGTCACCGCCGTCATTAATTAAATTTACTTTAAGTTTACTAGTCATCTATGCAATTTCCTGTATAATTAATGTGCTATTTGAACCAGCAGAACCAGAAGCACCTTGTGTATCTGTTGAAAATTCATATCTATTATCATCAGAACCATTTGGATTGTAGCTACCACCACTATTACCACTATTTCCATTAGAAGTAATAAATTGTTTTATTGTATAAGTGCCTGATTTCATGCCATCTAACATACCAACACCTCCTTGAAAACTAGAGTGAGTTGGAACGTATACATACTGCCTTGATCCAAAGAATTGTGTTACTGTGCCGTCACTATGAGTCCATTGTAACATGCCGTTTTGAGCCCCTTGAACAGATCCCTCATATGGCACGTTAAACCATATGTGTAAATCAGAGTCATTACTTTGTTTAACAAATGATGTAGTCCATGTAAAAAGTTCTAAATCTGCACTTTGTGCAGAAGATGTTATTCTAGTTGAGTATGAGAAATACTTTTGTTGCAGTAAAATACTAAAACCAGATTGACTAGCACCACTTGCTAAAGAAACTGTATCACCAGATTTACCAAGTTGAAGAGATGTACCTGATTGTGTGATAATCTCATTTACTTTTAATTGTGATACCATTTACTACTCTTTATGATTTAGGGTTTGCGTCTTTGATAGCTTTGATTCTTGCTTTCCATGCGTCCATGTCTTTGTACATTTCATCAAGCTGGTCGCCGATATCACCATAGGCCGCTCTACGTGTAGCTCTTACAACGTTGTTTGCTTCTTCAGTATTACCTGCTGTTTCTTGTGCAGCAAGTTGTTCATCTGTTGGTTTATCTAAACCTGAAACATTCCAT